TTATATTTTATTTTAAACCATATGAGGAGGAAAATATATGACAATAGTAAGAAGTAATGACAAGGTAGAGAAACCAGAACACTACACAAGGTATAAGATTGAGCCAATAACATTTATTGTTGAGAATGAAATACCTTATTGTGAATCAAATGTAATCAAGTATGTCTGTAGGTGGCAACACAAACACCCAACGAAACAAGGGCAGATAGAGGACTTGAAAAAAGCTAGGCAATATTTAGATATACTAATTAAGAAAGCAGAACAGGGGTAGCATGGATATAATAACTATAGATTTTGAAACCTATTATGATAGGGACTACTCTCTATCTAAAATGACAACTGAATCTTACATTAGAGACGAAAGGTTTGAGATTATCGGGATGGCGATTAAGGTAAATGACACACCAACACGTTGGTATAAAAATGTCCATGATGCTCTGGCTTCAGTGGACATGAGTAATTCTTGTATACTTGCACACAACACAATTTTTGATGGGTCTATACTTTCGTGGCACTACAACATTAATCCTAAGTTTTGGCTAGATACTATGTCTATGGCTAGACCACTCCACAATGCAACTGTAGGTTGCTCGTTGGCTAGTCTTTCTTCTATATATAAGGTAGGGAAAAAAGGAACTGAAGTTATCAATGCTTTAGGTAAAAGAGAGAAAGACTTTACTCCTAAAGAACTTGAGGACTATGCGAACTACTGTATTAATGATGTCGAACTAACTTACAAACTCTTTAAAATTCTAGTTAAAGATTTTCCTAAGTCTGAACTTAAGGTTATAGACCAAACAATTAGAATGTACACCGAGCCACATATTGAACTTGATAAAAAACTTTTATGCAGGCACGCAGAGAAGATAAAGTCAGACAAACATAAACTTGTTGACAGTTTAGCTACTAAAATTGGAGCCTCACCTGAAAGCGTGGAAAAAATTTTGTCCTCTAATAATATGTTCGCAAAAATTTTGAAGAAACTTGGCGTGGAGCCACCGAAAAAAATTTCCGCCACAACAGGTAAAGAGACTTATGCATTTGCAAAAACAGACAAACAGCTTACGTCCCTGAGTCAACACGATAATCCAATCATACGAGAACTTGTTGGAGCAAGATTGAATGTTAAGTCTACTATTGAACAGACAAGAGCTGAAAACTTAATTAATGTAAGTGATAGAGGTAGATTACCAATCCTTTTAAATTATTATGGGGCTCATACAGGTAGGTTTAGTGGTGGGGATAAACTTAATTTACAGAACTTACCTCGTAATGGAGCTATTCGTAAAGCATTGACAGTACCAAAAGACAAAATGTTAATTGCCTGTGACTCATCACAGATTGAGGCTCGAATGGTTGCATATATAAGCGGACAAAAAGATTTAGTACAAGCATTTAAAGAAGGTAGAGATGTATACAGTGAATTTGCTAGTGAGATTTATGGTAGAAAAATTACTAAAGAAGATAAACTAGAGCGATTTGTAGGCAAGACTTGTATATTAGGGCTTGGTTATGGAATGGGGGCAGTAAAATTTAAAGATACCTTGGCATTAGGACAGGGTGGTATGTCAGTAGATATTGATATAAATGAGGCACAAAGAATTGTCAACTTGTATAGACAAAAAAACCATATGATTGTAATTTTCTGGGGAGTGTGTGATTACGCATTGCGTGGGATACTACATAATAGGAAAGGCAGTATACATGATGACATGTTGGAATACGATTCTAGAGGAATCTTATTACCGAATGGACTTCGCATTAGATATCCAAAACTAAGGCGAACAGATAATGGGTTTGAATACATTTCTAACTCAAGAACTTATAAGAAACTACAACTTAATGGTACTCTTGAAGATAAGGAATGGACTAAAATCTATGGAGGAAAAGTGACTGAGAATATAGTACAAGCACTAGCAAGGTTAGTTATATCCGAACAGATGGTAAAACTAGGGAAAACACACAAAGTTTTATTTCAAGTACATGATGAACTAATTTTACTGGCTGATGCTAAAAACTATACAAAGACACAGAAACACGTTGAGACAATAATGTCTACTCCGCCTAGCTGGGCAGGCAATTTGCCTGTTGCATGTGAGAGTGGGGTAGGTAATAACTATGGAGATTGCAAATGACAACAAAAGAAAATGTAATAAAAATATTAGATGAAACAAAAAAAGTAGCAGAAGATAATGATGAGGTAACACATGTTTTTGTTTTGCTAAGAGTAGGGAATTCATATATTAGGCATTCAACACAGATAGATGACACTATGAGTGAGCTAGGTAGGATTGACTTATTAAAACATGATATAATTAATAGAATGAATCAACAACCAAAGTAATGGAAAAACTTACACATAGCTACTCATCTATTAAGATGTTTGAACAATGCCCTAAAAGGTATCTACATCAGAGAATTAACAAAGATGTAAAAGATATGGGGAGCGAGGCTACTATATATGGAGAGAGAGTACACAAGCAACTAGAAAATCGCTTGGCTCTCTCCGAGCCATTACCTAAAGAATCAATTAAGCACGAACAAGTTTGTAACACTATTGAAAAACTTACAGAAAATGCTGACTTGTATTTAGAACAACAGCTATGCCTCAATGAAAACCTTACACCAACAGGTTGGTATGACAATGACGCATGGTTACGCAGTATCTTAGATGTTCTTATCCTCAAAGATGACACAGCTATTATAATGGATTGGAAAACAGGTAAAAGAAGACCAGATTTTTTTCAGTTAGAACTGTTTGCTCTACAAACATTTAAACACTATCCAACTATAAAACATGTAAAGTCTAGTTTCGTATGGTTAAAGGAGGGCAAGATAGATACCGAGAACTTTAATCATGTTGATACTAATATAATGTGGACTAATGTTTTATCAAAAATAGATAAGATTGACCAAGCCTATACATCTAATAACTTCCCAGCAAGACCAAGCGGTTTATGTAGGTATTGCCCAGCCAATAATATTTGCGAATATGCACGAATTTAATACTTGACAACACTGTAAATATCTATAATATGGCTAATACACCAGAGGGAAAAATTAAAAATAAACTTGACACCATGTTAAAGTCCTTGAAAAACTCTGGAGTGTGGTTTTATTCGCCACAATCAGGGATATATGGTAAGTCAGGTATACCTGATAGAGTTATTGTGGTTTGCGGTAGCTTTATTGGAGTAGAGTGTAAGGCGGACAGGACTAAGAAACCCACCGCCTTACAACTTAAGTGTATGAAAGATATTGAAATGGCTAAAGGTAAATGTTTTGTTGTGTATGATGACAAAACTATTAACCAAGTTAAAACTTACATAGAGAAGATTATAGATGATAGTAGTAGAACAAGCAAAAGCATTAGCATTAAAACCTAAGTTTCCTAATAAAATTTTAGAGACTATTCCTGATTCCCGTGAATTAACGTACAACAACCACAAACTTGTTGTCACACCTCATACCATAGAATCGGTTCAGGTTTTGAAAAAAGTTGGTTTGAATGCTCCTAGTCCAATACTTTATTATTACGATTGGAGTGGGGAGTTTACTCCATACCACCATCAGAAAATGACATCAGCATTTTTAACTATACATAATAAAGCTTTAGTGCTTAATGAAATAGGTACAGGTAAAACTCAATCAGCTTTATGGGCATGCGACTACCTCATGGAAATAGGAAAGATTCGTAAGGTTTTAGTTATCTCACCTTTGTCAACTTTAGAGAGAGTATGGGGTGATAGTATATTTAAAAGTTTTCCACATAGACAAGCAGTAACTTTACATGGTACTAGTGCTAGAAGAAAACAATTATTAAAAACACAAGCAGACTTTTTTATTATTAACCACGATGGTTTCCAAATAATTGAACAAGAATGTAGAAACATGTTTGACCTTATCATTATAGATGAGGCAGCCGTGTTGCGAAACCCGTCCACTAATAGATTTAAAATTATTCGTAAGTTTATGGAGAGAGAAACCAATACAAGACTTTGGCTTATGACAGGTACACCTACACCCAATGACCCTACAGACGCATGGGCTTTAGCTAAACTTGTTGAGAGCCCATTTAATACTAAAACATATACAGCTTTTAGAGAATCGGTAATGCTTAAAATTAGTCAGTGGAAATGGGTACCAAGAGTTCAATCTATTGATACAGTTAAACAAGTTTTATATCCATCAGTTAGATATACAAGAGATGAGTGCTTTGACCTACCAGAGACTGTGTTTCAAACTCGAAAGGTTGCTCTTACATCAGACCAAACTAAACATTATAACAAAATGCTTAAACATTTTGCTACAGAATTAGAAGAAGAAGGAACAATTACTGCTGTTAACGAAGCAGTTAAACTACAAAAACTTGTACAAATAAGTTGTGGTGTGGTGTACGGAGATGAAGGAGACCACATAGAAGTTGATTGTTCTCCAAGAGTTAACGTTGTTCAAGAAACAATAGAACAAGTTGATGGTAAAGTTATAGTATTTGTACCTTTAACAGGTACATTAAGAATGTTAGAGAGAGCTCTCTCTAAACAATGGAGTGTTGCGGTAGTTAATGGAGAAGTATCAGCTACAAAAAGAAACAAGATATTTCATGACTTCCAAAACGCAGACAATCCTCATGTTCTTATTGCCCACCCAGCTACCATGGCACATGGACTTACTCTTACAAGAGCTAGTACTATCATATGGTATGGTCCTGTGACAAGCAATGAGCAATACATTCAAGCGAATGGAAGAATAGAAAGGATTGGTAAGAAACATGTATCAAACATTATACATATTGAGGCAACAGAGCTTGAGTATAAAATGTATGAACGGTTAAGGAGTAAACAGAAACTACAGGGTCTATTACTAGACCTTATTAAAAAAGAGAGGAAAGAATGAACATACCTATAAACAAAGTTATAGATACATACCTTAAATTGAGAGGCGAAAAAGAAACTCTTGAATCTAAAACTAAAGAGAAAGTTAAAAGTATTAAAGAGCAAATGGCTAAATTAGAGGCATATATCAAAGAACAAGCAGATGAACAAGGCGTAGATTCTTTTAAGACAGGCAATGGTACAGCGTTTTTAACTACTACTGATTTTGCACAAGTTGCAGATTGGGACGCAGTGCTTGAGTTTATAAAAGATAATGACGCTTTTGACTTACTAGAAAAGAGAGTTAGTAAGACAGCAGTTCGTGGTTATATAGAGGCTGATAAATCGGTACCATCAGGTATTAACTATGGTACTCGTATTGATGTCAATGTAAGAAAACCAGTAAACAAAGTGGAAGATTAATGAGAAAAAAACTTTCAATAAAGAATTCTACTTTTGCTACCATCCAAGACGGCACATACGACAAACTATCTGAAACAAGTTTAGATGTTGTATTCGTAGGAGCTAATCCGAATGTGTCTAAGATGTGGTACGAAAGTGAATGGTCAGACGATAGGGAGTCTACAACTCCAGATTGTTTTTCTCTTGATGGTAAGGCACCTAGCAAAGCCAGTGTGTCACCTCAGAATGATGTGTGTGCATTATGTCCACGCAACGCATGGGGTTCTAAAATAACACCTCAAGGGTACAAGGTTAAAGATTGCTCTGATATAAAAAGAGTAGCAGTTATCCTTGCTGACAAACCAAAAGAGGGTGTACATCTTTTACATATAACACCTTCATCTTTAAAAAATCTAAATACATATCATAAAACATTATCTATGAGAGGTATTGTCCCTGAGATATGTAAGACAACATTATGTTTTGATGAGGAAGTTAGTTACCCAAGACTGAAATTTAAATTCAGTGGGTTTAATAATGACAACATCCAGAAATATGTTGACACAATATTAGATTCTGAAGAAGTGAAGTTAGTTACGGGCGAGATATCTACACCAAAAACTACCGCAGATGATTTTGATTTTTCTGTTGAGGTAGGGTATTCAATCAATAACAAGTCGGAGGACTTATGAAAATTACAACACCAGTGGGTATTGCTCACTATCCGTATATCAGTAAACCTGATACACAAGCAGTTGAGAAAGGTTACGCAAGTGTGCCTATGTACAAAGTAAACCTTTCTATACCACAAGAAGAGGCTCAACCTTTAGTTAAATTAATTAAAGAGTTGCTTGTTGCTGGTATGAAATCTGAAAAAGATAAAAAACCTAAAGCAAATTTAAAGCAAGCACCATTACCATTTAGTAGTGAAGTAGATGAAGATGGGGAGGAAACAGGAAACATTATATTTAAATTTAAATCTAAGTTTAAGCCTGCTGTATTTGATTCTAAGAAACAACCTATGATAGACCACAATATATTTGGTGGCTCAGAACTTAAAGTTGGAGGATTACTTGCATTTTATAGCTCGCCAGCTATTGGATGTGGTGTAACTCTAAGACTTCAAGCTGTGCAAGTTATTCAATATGTTGAAGGAACAGGTAGCGGAGCTGACAGTTTTGACTTTGAGGAAGAAGATGGGTTTGTGTCTGGTGCTGACCAGGCGGAATCAACAGAATCTCCAAACACACAGGAACAAGTTGATGTAAGCGTAAACATAGATGCAGCACCTGCAGCAAAGGAAAAACCTAAAGCTAAACCTAAAATTAAACCTGTACCTGTTGAAGAGCCTGAAGATGTACCTTCGACAACAACTAATGATGAGTTAGCTGCTGAAATAGCTAAGCTTGTTGGGGAGTAAACTAATGGCAAAGTTACCTCTAGATTTTAAAAGAGTAGAAGCTTTAAGGAAACACATGTTACTTACTACAGGTAATATGGCTGAGATTCTAGAGGTATCCCGTATGACTTATTACGGATGGGTAAAAGGAAAACCTGTCCGTAGAAAAAATGATGAGAGAGTACGAGATACTTTAAGGAAATTACTATCTGCTATGGAAAGCGGGTGGCCTATGCCTGAGATTATAGCTATGGAACAGAAACTTAGATTCAGAAGGCTTCTTGAGGTTTTAAAAGAAAAAGAATAATATAACAGAACGGGGTAGTTGGTTTTTCATTTTGTAGTTTTGAGTTTTTCCAGCTACCCCCATGATAAAGGTAAATCAAATATGAATATGTTGGAATTTTTTCAGCAAGTTTTACCAGACGAGGGATTTTATGTTACTACTGTAATTAACAAAGACGGTAGACGACAGGGGTTTTTTAGGTCTAGGGAGGAACTTGCACAAGTATGTGAACGATTAGATAAAACTAATAACAATACTTATTTTGCAATATCTGCATTCAAGCAGAAAGGAAACAGGAAACAAGATAATGTAAGAGCTACTAAAGTAGTAGCTATAGATATAGATTGTGGTGGTAATAAACCATATGAATCTTGGAAGGAAGGTTTAAAAGCATTAGGGAAGTTTGTGTCTGACCTGAAGTTACCTAAACCTATGATAGTGCATTCAGGTAATGGCTTACATGTATACTGGGTACTTGATGAAGAGCTACCGCCTGAGCAGTGGAAACCATTAGCAGAAGCTATGAAGCAAGCTGCAATTCAAAAAGAATTTAAAATAGACGCTGGTCTTACAGCCAACAGTGCATTGGTGCTAAGACCTGTAGGGACTCATAATCCTAAGAATGGTAATAAAGTTAAAGTATTAGTAGAATCTAAACCAACTAGTGTTGCACATCTAAAAACAAGTTTATCTTACTATTACGTTATGGATTCGCATCCATCCGAAGGTCAAACTCGTGACAACTCGTTGTTAGATAATTTATCTACTAAGAGTGAACACCAGTCTGCTGTTGGGTCAGTAGTAGCTAGTAAGTGTAAACAAATAGAGTGGGCTATATCGCATCAAGACAAAGTAGATGAGCCTTTATGGTATTCTCTTATAGGAGTAGCAGCTTTCTGCCAAAACCCCGAAACAACGGCTATAGAGTGGTCTAAGGGGCATTCAGGGTATAGTGAGAAATCAACTAAACATAAACTTCTTCAGTGGAAAGAGTCTGCTTCAGGCCCAACTACCTGTGCAAAGTTTGAATCTAATAGACCTACAGGTTGTAGAGGTTGTAAGTACAAAGGTAAGATAGGTTCACCAGCTAGACTAGGTGTTCAGTATCAAGAAACTCCTATAATAAAACAAGCTCCTGATAAAGTAGCTAACGCTGTGCCTATGCCTAAACCATTTAAAAGAACTAAAGATGGTATTAAAATTACTATAGATGATACAGATGTAGACATATGTAAGTTTGATATATATCCAGTAGGCTACGGATTTGATGAGTCATTAGGATACGAAACTGTAAGATTTCATTGGGATAGACCACATATGGGGTGGCAAGAACTATCATTAAGGCAAGCATATCTTACTGATGGTAGTAGGGAATTCCCTAGTGCTATAGCAGACCAAGGTATTGTGCTGTACAATAAGAAACAAACGGAGTATTTTCAGCTTATGTTAAGAACTTACATGGAAGAATTAAGACAGATTCGTACCATGACAAATTTGTATTCTACTATGGGTTGGAAAGAAAAGAACTCATCTTTTTTACTAGGTAATTTATTAATAAAAAGAAAACCTGACGGGTCTGTAATAGAAGAGAAGATAAACTTAGCTTCTATTATACAAAAGCAAGGCTCAGATTTATATGGTGCTAAAGGTTCATTAGAACAATGGACTAATCTTACTTCTGTTATGGACAAGGCTAACCTTAAATCGCATATGTTCTGTTTAGGTGTGGCATTCTCTGCACCACTTTATAATTTTACAGGGCTCAAAGGATTAACAGTATCACTATATGGGCCAACAGGCGGTGGTAAAACACTAGCACAGTATTGGGCTCAGTCTATATATGGAAGCCCTGAGAAGCTACACTTTACGGCTAAGTATACACAGATGGCTTTGTTCTCTCGACTTGGTACATACGCTAACTTACCACTTACTATAGATGAAGTAACCATGATGAACGATAAAGAAGTAGGAGACTTTTGTTATTGGGTGTCACAAGGGCGTGATAAAGCAAGACTTAATAGAAATGCAGAAGAACGGGATGCTAAAACATGGGCTACACCTGTACTAGTATCCACCAACAAGTCTCTACAAAGTAAGCTGATTGCCTCTGGCCTAGACACAGACGCACAGATGGCTAGACTTCTAGAACTAACTGTCCCACAGACTGATGTCTTTACAAGAAACAGTGAGGTAGGCAAAAAAATATACCAAGCTATCCATCAAAATTATGGTCATGCTGGTAGAGAGTTTATTAAAAAGCTAGTAGAGATGGGCGAAGAAGGTATTCAATCTATTATTGCGGAAGCTTCTGATAATTTTAGTAAAAAATATAGATGTAGTTTTAGCGGACAAGAGAGATATTGGGAACAAGCTATTATCCTTGCTGACTTATCTATGAGCCTAGCTAAAGAATGGGGGTTAATAGACTATGACTATGAGAAGTCTACTGAATGGGTACTTGCACAGATAGGAGCTATCCGTAGAACTGTACAAGAAAACCAAGTAGATGCGTTTGATTTAATTGCAGAATATATGGCTGACTCAGCTGATACATCAGTAACTATTATGCATACAACAGGACAAAAAGCACAACCAGACTTTGCTTCT